TTGGATCTATAATTATAGCAGATTTATAGCATTCTTGTATAGCCCTAAAGATACTAATTATGTCCTTCCTTCTTATTCTGTTAGAAGGAATTTTTTTAATATCGGATTCTTCCTCAATTCGTAAATTGTAGGCCATTATAGCAATACTCCTTATTATGAAGTATTTATATAACGCATTACGCAAGAAAAGTCAATACTAAACTTTAAAATCTTCGTATTTGTTGAATTCTGTCTTATCGAAAACTACTAGATCTTCCTGTCCGCTATCTACTATTTCAGATTGCTCTGAAACATTTACGTCAAAAAGTCGCATTTTTGCTCTATCAATACCAAGTACAAATCTCTTGTTTATAGTAGGATCATTATATCTATTTTTTAGTTGTTTGACTGCAATCTGGTTGAGGTCGTCAAGTTCTTCATTAGATATGAGAGCAAACATAAGGTCAGCGGTAGCAGGCAAACCAAAACTTTCAGACGTATCTTCAAGACCAATATCTGTGGATACGAAACCTGATCGAGTGGTTTGTGTTGCCGACATAATAGGAACATTTGATTCCACCGCCAAACCTCTAAGTTCTTCTGCAATTGCTTTAATATAGAAATATGAACCGACATTAGCATTTCCTTTAAATCGACTTGACGCACATATGTTCAGATAATCCACAAAAATAATATCAGGTTTGAACGTCTTCTTAATTGCGAGTTCTTTAATAAGACCTCTAAAGTGTGCAGAATGAGCAGATGCAGTTGGATATTCCTTGACAATCAACTTACCAGAAGTCTTTCTAACAATATTAGCAATCTTATCATCAAACATCTGTTTTGGTAAATCATGTAAATCATCAATACTAATATTCATCAAGTTTGCATCAATACGTTCTGCAATTCTTTCTTCGGCCATTTCCAAAGTGATATATAGAACATTCTTACCTTGACTAAGACAATTTGCTGCAACGTGACACATGAATAAGGATTTACCTACCCCTGTCCCAGCGAGTGCAATATTCAGTGTTTTTGGTGGAAGTCCACCCTTTGTAATCTTATTAAAAAATTCTAGATCAAAAGGAATCTTCTCTTCTACAGTGTGGTAGTAATCAAAGCGTTCTTCAGCGTCAAGCAGATAATCGTGACCAACCCGATTATCAAAACCAACAGCAAGGGCATCTGTGAGTATAGATGGTATTGCATCTGCATCTCGTTTATTATCTTTTCCTTCAATGATCTGTATGCCTTCAATAATCGCATTGTATACCGCCTTATCTTTACAAAATTGTTCAGTTGTATCCACCAGCCAGTCAAAATCCACATCAGTAGAACTAAGAGTTTTTATAACTTCAACTACATTTTTAAAATCTTCTTCATTTAAGTCTTTACGACTGTGAACCTCAATTTCAAGTGAAGTTTGAGTAGGCACTTTATTATATTTTTCTACAAATTTCTGAATTTCTTCAGATACAGTACGTTCTATCCTGTCAGAAAAATAATCACACTTCATGAAGGGTAGCACCTTACGAGCGTATTGCTCGTTAGTTACTAACTGCGTCAGTGCGGTGCGTTCAATCGTTTGGGTTGTAGGCAAGATTGTTGTTCTCCAATTGTTCATCTATAACATCAACAAGAATATCTCCAATGAGTTTAAAAAACTCCTCATCAAGTTCTCCTGGTTCTAAACCATATGAGTCTAATATATCATACTCAAACCGAAAAGGCAAGTGCCCTTCATCATTTTCTTCTTTAGGAATAGTAATTTTTCCATACTTATAGATAACACCTTCAAATCTCCCACCTTTAATTGCTATAGCAGTCCATTTGTCTTCTTTATGAGTTACATATGTGTATTTACTTTTAATATCTTTAGACATAATGTAAATAACTCCCGATTATATATTTTGGTACATCAACAGGCATTCTTCCTTTATGTAACCAAGGCCACATTGGGGGAAAAACTAAAACTGACCCTTGTTTGCAATCAGATACAAACATATCATCTTTGGGATTAACTATAGTAGCGCCTTCTCGATTGTCGTTAAGATAACCGAAAAATACTAAAAATCGCCTTGCATTGTCATAATTATTCACATCTACATGTGAGGCAAATTGATCTATTCCATTTGGAAGATACTTTTTAATTCTTAATGTTTCGTACCCATATTTTTGGGGCCATTGATTAGCAACAATATTCAATTCATTAGCATATTGAGATACTATCTCTAACAGGGATTTTTGTACATGTATACTTTCATTTTTCCAATTTTCATGTTTTCCCAAATCAAGTTGGGTAAATGACATATCACCTTTTTTGTGTTTCTCATGTTGCTTAGAATTTTCTTCAAATTTAGCAACCAAATGTTCACAGAAAGTTTTATCAATAGCGTTATGAAAAATTTTAGTATAATTATCCATATGCATACCACCAAATCCACATAGTCATAAAGATAACCAAATATAGGACGCACCAAAAATAAGCACACCCAACAAATTTATTGGACCATTTCATCACTCGCTCTTCATATCTTCATATGCTATATGCTGATCTACTATTTCATCAGTCGAAACGCCGTACAAGAATTCTTTACTAGCAGCAGTATCAAGTTGTTTCATAATGTCCCTAGTGAAATATGTCTCAGGGTCTTTCAGTATAGTTTTGCCAAACTGTTTAGTACCATCAGGTAATTCGAATCTTGTACTAACCTTCTTAAAGATTTCGTATTTTTCTGCAAGTTCTAGTAACCCATAATACCTATCCAAACCCTTATCATATGTTAACCGAACATCGACCATTCTATTTTCTACAGTCAATCGACTTTTATGATTTTTACAATGAATAATATTTCCTATTACCTCAGTTCCATCTTTCTCCTTCTTCTTGGAGAGATATATAATTGAAGAAGCAGCATACTTCAATCCAGAACCACCGCCCATCTCTTTTTGTGGGAACATAGAACCCACAACGTCATAGGTATGATTTGTAATTACCATAGGAACCTTTGCACGTCCTAATTTTAATGTTAATACCCTAAATGCTGCTTTAAGTACCTGTGCCCGTGTCATATCACGGGTTTCCTTCCCGTCAGCTGTATCCTCTACTTCTTTGGTAGTAGATAACATACCTAAAGAATCAAGACAGAGAAATAAAGGTTTTCTCTCTAAATCATCTTGCATTAAATATGCATCCAAAACCTTAAGCGATTGTGTACGAAATTCCTGTACTGTTGTTACAGGCATAATTACCATCCGATTAGGGTCAATACCCCTTTTAACAATCAATTCTTTTGTAAGAGCAGATTCACTTTCAAAATATACAACTCCAGACTCTGGATCTTTATCAAGGAAATTTTTAACAATTCCCATAAGAAAAAATGTCTTACCTGTTGCACTTTCCCCTGCAAGGGCAGTTATCTTGTTTGCAGGCAATCCCCCATTTACAGACCCACTCAAAAGAGCATTGAAGATGTAACTACCAGTGTCAATAAAACTATCAACATCCCCCGCTTCAACTCCATCAATAACTAATGAAGCATATTCATTACCAACATCTTTTATAACGCTTCTCAAAAAATCATTCATAATTTAACCAAACTCCTATTTTTAATATGTTCTTCTTCAATATCATCCTTAGACTGACCAAAATATTTAACTGCATTGTGTGTCTTGATAAGTTCGGCGTTCACTGTCGTATGTATTACTGAATCTTCCCATTCAATATCATAAAGGAATTCACCAAGAATACGGCCGTATTTGCCTGAAGCATCTTTCTTTGTGCGAAGAACCTGTGAAGAACCTTTTGGTAAGAGGTTCTCAACAAAATGTTTTGCCGCCATTCCATAGATTTTTTCTTCTTTATCACTTGTTCTAGACTCTGGAGTATCCACACCATAGAAACGAATTCGTTGTTTCTTCATCCATATACCGAAACCTAAATCGATATCTACATCAGTGGTATCACCGTCTACTACTCTGACAATTTTGCATTGATATTCATACATTTAATCTTCCTTTCATATGCCGTTTTTCGGCACCCGGCCTCTATCTTCTTGTTCAAGAAACTTTTCTACTGTAAAATTCAATTTCGGAGATACATTTGCATAATGAACTACAAACTTAGGATTACTTTTCCACCAAGCACCCCAATGGCCATCTAATACATTGTAGTCTCCATAGTGCTTAGCAATTAAGATATTAAAAATCGCTTGATCATGTTGAACACCCTGCCTTCGTATCATCTTCCATTTATTAAGTTCATTTTGCCAATGGGCTTTTGTACTGTCATAAAATTTTCTATCCAACAATAATACACAGGAACAAAAATATTCATGATCGCCTTCTATCTCATGTACCACTAATTTTCTTTTTTGTTTTTTGTCACCCTTCGCAGTATAAGGCCAATCTCGTACTGAAGAAAATGTATCATATTCAAAAATATCAGGGCAATGTTTTGTTATAACAGCGTCAGAATCTAGGTAAAAAATCTTATCATACTTTTCAAATAGTTCATAAACATATAACTTATGATAACAGGGAGCATAATAAGGCCCCAATTTGTCCCAAAACTCTCTCAAACAAATATAATCTGCGCCAACTCTTTTTGCATATTCTTCTGCTCTTTGATTTGAAAAATCATATAAACTTTGAGAATATGTAAAATTCTTTCTTTTAACAAATCCCTTTGTAATATATTCTTCTTTATCGTATTTAGGTATACTTACTTGGAACACTAAATTCTTCATCGATCTCTCCAACAGTACATTGGTTGTTGATTCATGACATCATATATGTTAGGATTTTTCAAAAGAGCTCTCCTATATGGGGTCCACCTAATACCTCTTCCCCAACCCAATCTGCTCATAATCTCTTTTTTAGAAATTGATTTTTCCTCTTTTATCCAACCAATAATATCTTTTAATATAACCGTATCACTCATGGGGCGACTATAACCTAAAAGTTGGTCTATATAATCACTCATATCTTTAATTTTATCCATATAAATAAGATCACTACTAACCCTACTTAATGCCTCACGTGCTTGTTCATTTCTATATTTTGGATCATCCAAATATGTATTCAACAGTAA